ACTTCCATGACCTCGTCTGGTAAAGTGTACTTAGTTACGCCTGCTTGCGTGTTGATAAAGATCATACTTTCTTCAACGGCACCTGAACTAAGTTGTCTGTACTTCTGCAGAGCTTTATTGATTGCTACATCATAATGCTCGCGGTCTAACTCAACATCAACCATACCATCTGCTAGTCGCAGTTGTATCTCTTTGATGAGTTCCTCTCTGTTGTCGTACCCTATTTTATTAATCGCCATAACACTATTTATCTACTAAAAGGCTTTTAGTATGATAGTCGTGTCATTAAAACGTCCATTCATCTTGGTATCTGTTGTTTTTATTTCCGCAAATGCCTTGTTAAACTTAGTTTTAGCATTACCAGTCCAATTCTTTATTTGTTCTGCTGGTTTACGCAATGTTTTCTGTATACTCATCTTCTCATCAAAGTTTTGCAAGGTAGTTCCTTTAACAGTTAACGGTGCGCCTCTATCATCGGCCTTGTATACACCAACCTTTCTAGTTTTAGTATTATACACCCAAATTTCTACAGCGTCAATGATCTCTGCTGGGTTAATACTTGCAACACCTAGTACACTATCATTTATCTGGAACTTTAACTTGCTTACTAGCTTTTCTTTGCTTACTTGCTTAGGCTTTCTAGTCTTGCGAGTTGCCTTACCTGTTTGTATAAACGTATCACATGCTATGTTAATCTTATCGTAAAAAGCAACAAATGCTTTACGATCCTTTGCGTCCATATGAGAATAGGCTTCTTTTATATCCTCATCGGCCCATTCAAGTATTTCTAGTGCTTCTATATACGCATCCGCAAAATCATCTTTAATAATTTTTGCATGGTTAGGTTTTATTACGCCTCCGCCAAACGCTTGCATTTCTTTATAAGGTTCCCACTTCTTTAGATCAAAGTTTCTTTCAACTAGCTGATCCAAATAGCCTTCCCATTCGCCCATTAAGTTTTCAACTTGTTCACGCATACGTTGTTGTATGCTGATTTTAGGCTTTGCATCTGCTTTCTTGTCTGCTTCCTTCTCTATTAACTCTTCTGCTTTCTCACATAGATCAGGTACTTTCTTTACTAAGTGATTGGTCATCTCTTCTAGCATAACGCCTGTCTTTTCCCAAATGAAGCAAGCCTTCCCGAATGAGAAGAACCAAACATCTGGTACTTTCTTTAGTTTAGCAAGAACCTCAGGAGCGAAGCCGCTTTCGGTTTCCAGCCATTTGCGCATTGACGCTGTTGTCTTTTTATCGCCAACTTCGTAATGTACAAAGTATTCCATCTTGCGATACAATGCAGTTTGGTCTTCCGGTGTCTTGCATGCTTTTAGCTGAGCCCATTTAGGCTCCGCCATTAAGTATACTTCTTTCTGTTTTCTTCTAGCCATTATCTGTTCTCATTTTGGGCTGTGGTATAGATTGTTTTTATCACAATCGGCCAATTATCAAATTCTGTTATAGTATTTTTATCTTTCAGGGCGCAGTTGTTGTGAAAGAAAGTGGTAATACCTACAATACCGTCATACTTTCCAGCTCGTTCTCCTGCCTTATATGAGAAGATTGAGTTGGCTACTACAAACCCTAATAGTGATGCCATCATATAAAAATCCATATGTACTCCGTAAGTGTGCTAAAACGCTATATTAGCATTAGTTATCATCTATGTCAAGAAATACTTATCGATACAGCCTGATTTTGCTCAATTTAGTTAGATTCATACTATTTTGCTACCAGATTGTTTGATGATAAATAGTGTTATGCCAAGAATATCATTATGGAACCCGACAAAAACAAATGACTTCAGCTTTATAGATAGAGTAGTTGGAGAGCATTTATACGCAGGCGGTACTGGAGTACATGTACACAAGTATCTGGGTGTGAACTCTGTAGCGGACGGAAAAGACCCTACACGACCTAGCACCAACGGAGAGACGTCTGAAACATATATTCAAGACTTACTATTCCTCGAAAACAGGGATCGAAAGTATGACAAAGATATTTACGAGATGCGAGGGCAGTACAATATTGAATCCGGTGATGCATTTGACTTAACCCAGTTCGGAATGTTTCTTGCGAACGATACACTGTTTATGAACTTTCATTTAGAGAGCATGATAAGTGCAATGGGCAGAAAGTTAATGCCAGGTGACGTTTTAGAGTTACCTCACTTACGTGATGATGCGGTACTCGGGCAAGACGAGGCAATCAATAGATTTTATGTAGTAACGGATGGCAGTAGACCAGCAGAAGGATTTGATCCGCGTTGGTGGCCGCATTTGTGGAGAGTTAAGTTAGGTCCAATAAGCGACAGTCAAGAATACAGAGATATACTTGGTACTGGCGAAGAAGAAGGCGACCTACGAAACCTCATTAGTACATACGCTGACGAAATTGTTATTAACGATGCAATTGTGGCAGCCGCAGAAAATGACGTACCTTACAGTGCGCAATATAGACAAACTGCACATTTATATGTAGACGAAGAAGTGCCAGATAAGCCGCTTGTTTCTTTTGCAGATAGTGATGGACAACCACCAAACGGTGCAACCATAGTTGGCAGTGGAGTATCATTTCCTGCAAATGGCGCATCCGAAGGAGACTTCTTTTTGCGTACAGATTTTGTACCTAATAGATTATTTAAGAAAGAGGGCAACCGATGGAGACTACAGAAAACAGATCTACGAGGATCGTGGTCCGCGGCTAACAGCGTACTTAGCGGATTTATTAACAATAGTGCGCTTACTACTAACACAGATGGGACAACTTCCGGTGAGAGAGTCAATCTTAGCCAGGTAGTTAAACCCAAGACAGATAACTAACATTATGTTTAGTATTTTTAATAGAGGAAACAAAATGAACAGAGAATCAGTATTTGAACAACTGAAAATAGATGAAGGAGTTGTTTATGAAATTTATAAAGACCATTTGGGCTACCCAACTTTTGGAGTTGGACACTTGGTCCTCGAGTCAGATCCAGAGCATGGACAAGATGTGGGAACACCAGTCACAGAAGAACGAACAAAACAATGTTTCGAAAAAGACCTTGACACCAGCATATCAGAATGCGTTGCATTATATGGAGACCCTTTCAGAACTTGGCCCGGAGTCGTACAAGAAGTCCTAGTGAACATGATGTTTAATATGGGTCGTACACGTTTAGGCAAGTTTAATAACTTCCGCAAAGCATTAGAAGCAGAAGATTGGAGACAAGCGGCCATTGAAGGCAGAGATAGTAGATGGCATAAGCAGGTTACTAATCGTGCTGAAAGACTAATGGTAAGACTAGAAGAAATATAATGAAACAGCTAAACGAACAACGTGTTTGCGAATTGTTAAACGATATTATCGAATTAGAGATGGCTGGTGTTGTTAGATACGCACACAGCTCTCTAATGATTACAGGACCTTACAGGATACCTATTGTACAGTTCTTACAAGAGCAAGCAACGGAAAGTTTAGACCATGCATTACAGGCAGGCGAATTTATTACAGGGTTTGACGGGCACCCAAGTCAAAAGATTTCTGAGATAGTAGAAAATCACGACCACAGTGTACTACAAATTTTGCAAGAAAGTTTAGCTCACGAAGTAAAGGCAGTAAACAAGTACAAAGAACTGCTAGAAGAAGTTGCAGATGCTAGTATTATGTTGGAGGAATATGCCAGAGGACAGATTGGCATGGAAGAACAGCATGCATTAGAGATTAAAAAAATGCTCAAAGACTTTGGGTAATAAGGGAACATATAATGGCAACTAAGAATTTAGATTATTGGTATGACGGCCAGGTAAAGCGATACCTGCAACAGATTATCCGTGTCTTTTCTCACTTCCAGGTAGCAGAGAATACCGAAAACGGTGTTAACTACAACCGAGTGCCTTGTCGTTATGCAGATGCAAGCAGAATGGTTGCAAGTATCTTACGTGGTAATTCAGAGAACGTTATTAACAGTGCTCCGTTTATTGCATGTAGCATACAAGGAATGCAAGTTGCTAGAGAAAGAGTGCATTCTCCTACACACGTTGATACACAACAAGTAGCAGAACGTGCGTATAACATCGAAACCGGTACATACGGACAAGAGCAAGGTAACTTGTACACTGTTAACCGTCATATGCCAGTTCCTTACAACATGACTTTACAAGTAGATATATGGACTACTAACACTGACACTAAGTTACAGATACTAGAGCAACTGTTTGTATTGTTTAATCCTAGTATTCAGTTACAGACAAATAGTAATCCACTAGATTGGGCAAGTATATTTGAATTAGAATTAACCGACATACAATGGAGTAGTAGAAGTTTACCACAAGGCGTAGACGAAACTATCGACATTGCAACATTGTCGTTTGCAGTGCCTATTTGGATTAGTCCGCCTGCTAAGGTTAAGAAGCAAACTATCATACAACGAATTGTCACAGACATACACGAAGTATCGTCTATAGATGATTTAGGGTTTAGCGAAGACTTTGCTGACTTCTTCAGTCAAGTGCCAGAGACTGCTGAAATAGTTGTTACACCAAACGATTATTCATTGCAAATAGACGGCAGTAGTGCTGTTCTTATTAATAGCGCACTAGTCGGGCAAAGCTGGCCTAAGCTAGTTGAGATGCAAGGCGGATTGTCAACTGTAAGCAAACTTAAATTAAACATAACAAATAACAGCGACGAAGAACTAGATGCAGTTATAGGTAGTGTAACACTTAATCCAATGGATAACACTAAGCTAATATTTAATGTTGACCCGGATACGTTACCAAGCAGTACATTAACTGCGGTTGTTAAAATTATCGACCCACGTGGTTCTTACCCAGGAGACGGTACATTAATTGCCGCTGTATCTGGGCAACGATACTTGATAACAGAAACACTCACTAAGGCAGGATATCCCAACTGGGACATCGATGCTAACGAAAATGACATAATAGAATACAACGGAACTAAATGGATTGTATCATACGATGCTAGTTCTAGTGCTGTAGTAGATTATGTAACAAACACATACACAACAAAGCAGTACAAATGGTATAACAATTCGTGGATTAGTAGTCACGAAGGTGTTTACAACCCAGGCTTCTGGCGTTTGATACTGTAACAGGATGAATATGACCACAGCGGCAGGGGTGTTATTTCTTGCTAAAGACACAGGGCGATGTCTTTTCCAATTAAGAAAGGCTGAAAAAAGATTTAAAAACACTTGGGGGTTCTGGGGCGGCACAATGAACCGCAACGAAACACCGTACGAGTGTATCCAACGAGAGTTAAAAGAAGAAATTGGTTTTGTACCGGAACTTCAAAAACTCAATCCAATAGATGTATTTCAAAGTAAAGATAAAAAATTCTATTACTACAGTTTTGTGTATGTAATAGAAAAAGAATTCAGCCCTATACTTAATAGCGAGAGTGCAGGGTATGCTTGGGTAGATATCGATTGGTGGCCAGCGCCGTTGCATGCTGGAGCCAAAACTACCTTAGTCCATAACAAGGGTGCAGAAAAAATACACACTATTCTTTCTTTAGCTTTGGAATAAATACTACTGATGAAAGGCAAAGTTATAGACTTTGAGATTCTTCGAATACAAAGTGAGCTTGAAGTTTACGAACAGACAGGAACATTGCCACACACTATACTCGACGGTGTATATAGCTTGGAAGATATATTCACTATATATTATGATAGACTAAGTAGTCGACACCAAGAGATAGCCAAAGACCTTAAACAGAATTATGCAGTAACAGTTGAAAATTGCATCACTAGTTTAAGAATAACTCTCAAAAAAGAATACACACATATAATGAACGATCTTGCCACTGAGCATGAGAGTTTTCGCTTTGGCAGAGTTTTGAGTAGGTATAGACCAGCAATGAATCCAGTCCGTGCATTGTATTATGAGGTACGAGAAGTAAAGAGAAATTTTAGTAGTGAAAACGACTACCACGTCTGGTTGACTGAATTAATTACAGATAAGGCTTTTAGGAATATTCTCGAAGATGCGTTAATGAAAGATATACTCCGACTAGAGAAAATTATAGCAAGGTATTATATACCTATTATAAAAGTATCTAAGAACCTACCACTTGAACTGTTTCATGCTAAACAAACTATCAGTGACTTCCGTCATTATGCTGGTGTGTTTATTGAAATAGACGGGCATGTGTTTGAATAGCTACTTGCCTGTAGCAATAAATATTCCGTTCCAATCTTTAGGTAAGTCTTGTGTTAGTTGAAATTCACAACGTTCAATCCACATAGCATAATAATCTGTCATCTTACCATCAAAGGTTTTAGACAGTTGCTTACACAATTTAATTGCTTTATTAAAGTCTTGGTTACGATAATGTTTATGCATCTGTGCGTGTAGTTGCTTGCCTTTAACATACTTAGTTTTGTTAATATCTAGTACAGTGTATATTTCTATTCCAACACTTTTACCTTTTACTTGCAAGTCATCTACTTTTAGATAAAAGAAATCACTCTTAGTATGCTTGTATGTGTCTCCACCTACAAGTAATAAGCACCCATACTCTTTGCATTTACTTTCTATTCTCGCGGCAGTACTAACTGCGTCACCTAGTATGTCGTAACTGTGTCTTGCACTGGAACCCATCTCACCTATATACCCTAGTCCAGTATTAATACCTGCACCCATGCCAATTGGTGGCCTTCCCTCTGCAACAATTCTAGCATTAAACTTATCTACTGCTCGTATCATTTGTATGCCTGTTTGCACTGCACTCTTAGGATGATCTGGATCGTCCATAGGAGCATTGTGTATGTGCATACTTGCATC